TTATTTTCCTCCTTTTTGGAACTTGATCTCGGAAGTTGGAACTTTCTGTTCTCCATCCGTCCGCGACAGCGCGCGCCGCTTGTCGTATTTATCGGCGTAGTGCTGGAGCATCCGGGGGTCTTTATGGCCGATCCAGGCCTGTGCTTGGGCCATGGTCGCACCGTTCTCGAACAGGGCTTCAGCCCGGCTTTTCCGTAGCCCGTGAGCGGTGCGATCCTCGATGCCTGCCTTGCGTGCCTTGGCGGCAAACCATTGCGAAATGGACTTGGACGAGCGGGACGCACCCCGCCGGGTGTGAAGATAGGTGATGTGCCGCTCGTTGCGGGCGCTGATCGATGAGTGAAGCAAAGCCAGATCGCCAGCCATCGGCTCCGCGAACTCGGGCAGTTCTCTGTCGAACGGGATAACCGCATCCCGCCCGGTCTTGCCTTGGGAAAAGAACAGCCAGCCGTCCTTGTCGATATTGCGCGGCCCCAGCCGGATCGCATCGGACACGCGCGCGCCGGTCCAGAAGATCAATTCAAACGCCAGCCGCTCCATGGTGCCGACGCTCCAGTATTCGCGGAATTTCGCGATCTGATCCTCATCCCAAGGGATATGGCCGTCGCTCTTCGCAACCTTGCTTTTCTTGATTCCGTCGCTGGGATTATGAGGCAGCTTGTAATGATCCACCATCCAGGCGCAGAAGCCGCGCCACACCTTCAGGTGGTTGTTTCGGACGCTGCCCGTGAAACGGTCAAGGTCTTTGTCGATATGCCGACGCGCCAGCCCCTCGCGGGATGCGTGGCCATAGCGTTCTATCAAATCATCGAGGATCGGCCGGCGCTGCAATTTCGTGGTGGTGGCCAGCAGGGTGAAATCGTCGGACGCCTTGTAGAGCGTCATCGCTGCACCCAAGCTGCCACGCGTGACCAAGGCGCGGGGCGACACGCCGGCCGCCTTCGCATAGGCTGCGAGGAATTCGGGATGGTCGGGCGGCAGGTCGGGCATGGCAACGCCCTTCCTGCCCTTGGGCCGGTAATAGTATCGGGTGTTTCCGCTGGAAAATTTGCCGGACGGGTTCAGGTGTTTCAGCTTGGTCAGCATCCGAATGCCTCGTCGCAGGAGTTCCTCGGGGCATCTTGCCCTTTTACGGGCAGCGCTGCCAATGCTGCATCGATTTCCCAGCGAAGCCATACGATAACGCCGCTCTGATCACGCCCGGGCGGCATGAGACCTTCTGCGACAAGTTTCGAAAAGTGATTGGGTGAGCAACCGCAATACAGGGCCGCATCACTACGCTTCAGGCCCGCACCCCAGTAGGGTGCGGCCTGTTTGGCGTTGTAGCTTTGCGCGGCACCGTCTGCCATTCCTCGGCCTCAAAACCCCTTGCTGCTCTTGAACCGGACGGCCCCGGGCCGGGAGGTGCCCGAGGCGCGCGCGATGCGCGCCTCAAGGTCGGCCAGGGTCCGGTCCATGTCGGCGAAGGTCTGGAACTCGACCCGTTCCCCCGCCACCTGAAGGACGCGGGCACCCTTCGCGCGCTGGCGAATGAGGGTGTCCCGCATCTCGATCAGCTCATCGACCGAAACCGCCATGTCAGCCCACCCGATACCAGCCGCGGTGGTCGATCCAGCCCGCGCCGAAGTCCAGGCGGATCTTGGTCTGCACGCCGTCGACCTCGAAGCCGGCGCGGGTCTCGGTCTGCGGACCGGGCGCGCCTTCCAGATAGGCGTATTCCAGCCCGTCCACGCTGGCGGGATCGGCGGCGATGTAGAACTGCTCGTCGTCGGTCAGGCGCGGCTCGACCAGCAGCGACAGCTTCGAGAACGGGTTCACATCGTCGGTGGTGGTGGCGGTGATCTCTGCGATCAGCTTCTCGCCTGCGGTTTCCAGCTCCGGCGGCACCAGCAGGTAGCGGGGCGTCACGTCGATCAGCATGCCGCCCAGGCCCTTCTGGCGGCGCATGGCCGTGCGGGCCGCGCTGAGCGTCAGCGTGTCGAAGGCATATGCGGCGGTGATATTGCCATGCGCGGCCGAGAACACCGCATTGCCGTCCGACATGGCCGGATTCGACAGGATCATGTTGACGATGAAGTCATTCTCGAAGGCGCGGGCCGCGATGCCCATCTTGCGCGGCAGGTCGGTGAAGGCGCCCAGATCGTCGTTGATCAGCGCCTGGCGCGTGATGCCGATGATCTTGCCGAAGGTGGCGATACGATAGGTTTCCTGCGCCTCGTCAATCGTGCCGTGCTTGAACTCGCCGGCCTCGTTGACCTGTTCCAGCGCGGGGGCGTCGCCCAGCTGCAGCTTGCGCTTGAGCCGGAAATCCCGCGCGGTGGACTGGCGGGCCAATTGGCGCGCACCCGAGGGGGCGGCGTTGTAGGCGGTGCGCAGTTCGCGGTTCACCGCATCGCCCAGGATCAGCGGGAAATCCGAGGTCGTATGCAGGGCGCGGGTCAGGATCGTGTCGCCCGACAGGCCGGTGGTGTTCATGCCGCTGCGGCGCAGGGCCTCGCGGGCATGGTCCATCGGCGTCATGTAGGCGAAGGCGCGGGCCGGGGCGCTGATTTCATGCTCGGGATGCGAGCGGGCATAGAGGGCTTCGCCGGCGCGGGTCGCGATCACCTGGGGGTCATTGTGATCCATGGTGATGTCGGCGCGCTGGATGCGGGTGCCGGCCTGGGCGCTACGCTCGCGCATCGCCGTGAATGCCGCCTCGCGTGCGGCGTCGGCCGTCGCCTCGGCGTCAATCTGGGCGTCGATCCAGCCCTGGTCGAGGCCGGCCGTCGCGGCGATGCTGCGGATCTCCGCGTTGATGGTGGCGCGGTTCAGCGCCTCGGGGTTGGTGCCCGGCATGTCGTGTTCTCCGTTGCGAAAATGTGCCCCGGCGTCGGCCGGGATCGGGACAATGGAAACCTCAATGGCTTCCCATTTGACGGCGGTACGGACGCGGCGAGCGCCTTCGCGCTCTTCCTTCCATTCGGCCACGCGATAGCCGATGGACAGGCCCCGCAGGGTGCCCTCGGCAATGTCGGTCAGGATCGCGCGCGCAGCATCGGTGCTGCGCAGCTTGATGCGGACCCAGAGGCCCTCGGCCCGCATCTCGGCGGCTTCGATCACGCCCAACTGGTCGCGGGTCGAGGCGATGCGGTGGCCGTCCAGAACGGGCGCCCCGACCAGGCGGGCCGGGTCCATGCCGTCGCGGGCCAGCCGCTCGATGAAGCCCGCGCGCTGCACGTCCGCGAAGGTCGAGGCGATGGCTTCGACCGTGCGGGCTTCATGGTCCACAGTGGAAACGCGCGGCGTGAAGCCGCGCTGATGGATGGTCATTTCTGATTGTCTCCGGCTTGGCGGGCGGGCGCGCGGGCCGCATCACGGGCGCGCTCCTCGTCCAGTTCGTCAATGTCGCGGCCGCGACCGGCCACGACTTCCTCGCGGGATTTCAGGCCCGCCCCGATCGCCGCCACATCGGCGGTGACTTCGTTCTGGGGGTCGACCCATTGCCACCCCGGCGGCACGAAACGGACGGGGAGGTAATCCGCCAGTTCGGCCGCCGGGATGACGCCCGCCAGCTCCTGCACCGCGATCCAGCGATGCCAGAGCGGCCGCAGGAACTGGCCCTCGATCAGGTTGAGTTGCAGCATTTCCGCGCGGCGGCGGAAGTCGATCAGCCCGACGCGGGCGCTGGAATAGTTCGCCTCGCCCAGATCGCCGGTCAGCATTTCGAAGGTCAGGCCGGCGCCCGTGGCAATCTCGCGGTCTTGGGCGCGCAGGAAATCCACCGCCTGGGAATGGCCCTGGCCGGGCTGCGAGAACGACACTTCCGTGCCCTCGGGCAGCAACCGCATCGCACCCGGTTCCAGCGCCACGTTCAGGGTGTTGCCCTCGGTAGCACCCTCGAAACCGCCCGCACCGCCGTCCACCGACTTGATGAAGCCGGTCAGCAGCGAGGCGGTTTTCAACTGCATCAGCAGCGCGTCCGATGCCTCGTCCCGGTCTCGCATCTTCAGCATCACCGGGGCCAGCCACGACAGGCCGCGCACCTGGCCGGGGAAAAGCTGGTCGAAGACATGCAGCATGTCCACGGCCGGAACCCGGACGGCTTCGCCGTAGAAGGCGAAGGGCGAGCCGGGCGATTCCTTCAGGACGTGATAGGCCACCACCTGGTCGGCTGCGTCGAACTCAATGCCGGCGACGATCCGCGCGCCGTTGCCGAGGTCGCGGGTCAGGCTCGGGTCCACCTGATCGGTGGGGATCAGCTTCGGGCGCAACTCGCCGTCGGAGCCGAGGCGCAGATGCACGAAAGCCTCGCCATCGCGCACCAGGGCGCGGGCGAGGGGCAGCAGGATCGGGCGCAGCATGGCCTCAAAGTCCTGCGACAGGCCTTTGCGTTCATCGGCGTCGGGATGCTGGGCGCGGGCCTGCCAGCCCTTGCCGACCAGTGCCGCCGCCCAGGCTTCCACGATGCGGTTGCCCTGGGGCGTGTTCAGATAGCTGGCCGAGGCGCGCAGCTGCGCCGGGCCGCGCGCCGCCAGCGTGGCTTGCTGCGGCGCATGCAGATGGCCCGCACCCTGCCAGCGCGGGCCGCCCGCGCCCGCCTCGATCCGGCGCTTGCCGGTCGGGGCGGTGATGCGGTGGAACAGGCGGGAAACGAAGCTCATTACTCGGCCCGATCCTCGCCCGGCTCGACCGCGTAATCGGCCTGCACGTCGATACCCAGCTGTTCCGCAATACCGCGCGCCAGCCGATAGTGATGCGACAAATCGACGGAAACGATGCTGACCACGCGGATTTCTTCGCGAACCTCGGGGCGGGCGCTGTAAGCGGCGGCTTCGCCCATAGCGGCGGCGATGATGCTATCCAGCGGCCCCTCATAGGTCTTACGGGCCGGGAACAGCGTGGGTTCTTCGTTGGTGCGGGTGTTGGCGAATTCGACTTGGGCGATGAAGATGCCGTCACGGTCGAAATAGCGATGGCCGTGGCCGAAGGCGCCGCATGCCGTCGCGTCCTCGCGCAGCATCCTGGCGGCTTCGGACCACAAAACCCGGTGCGCATCGACCAGATGCCGCGCGGCCAGCATCCGCGCGGCATGGTGGGTGGTGAAATGCGACCAGGTGCGGCCCTCAGCGTCCTGACCCTCGGCCCGTTCGATGCGGAACGGCAGGTCGCCGTTCATGCGGTGGCTGTTGAAGGTGGGGGTTTTCATCCCCGCGATGGCGCAAAGCTCTTTGCGGATCATGTTGCTTGTCCCGTTCTGAATGAATGACTGTCTAGTTCATTCTGCTGCAGCGCGGGTCAATGGTCAAGATGAATGATCAGCTAATGCGTTTATTGCCCTGCACGCTTCACAATGCCATGCACCATGCTCACGGCCTTCCCGGTTTCGGCGGCGATCTGCCGGAAGTTCTTGCCCTCGCAGCGCAGCGCCAGCACCGTCCGCACCAGCGGGTCCAGCTCGCCCAGCAGTGCGACCTGGCATTTCTCGATTTCAGCCTTGAGCCGGGTCTGCCGTATCGAAAGCTTCGGCGGCACCTCGACTGGGCGGGCCTGATGCGCCTGCCGAAGCCTATCCCGAACGGCCAGCCAGTTCATGGGCAAGGTGGGGTCTATGCCAGAAACCCCGCGCGGGATGATCTGCACGTCGCAGCGGACGGGCACCCCGTAGCGCGCTGCGACCTCGGCTTTCACATGGTCCGCATAGGTCATGCTGTCACCTCCATCAGCTTGCCGACGCGGCGCAAGGCGGCGCGGACATAGCTGCGGGCCTCGCGCTCGGACTGCGAATAGCCTGAGGGGCGTTCGGTCGCGTCCAGCGCCAAGGTCAGGCAGTCGTGGATTTCGTTGAGATGTGTAATAGGCAAGCCGGGATTGTTCCCGGAAATCGGGTTAAGGCGCATTGTGATCGCTCCATTGCAGTGGTATCAACAAATATTGTGGATACTCGCGCAACAACACAGCGTCAACAATTTTTGTGGATATGATACCATCACAAGCACGCGCAGCACGCGCCCTGATCGGAATGACGCAAGGAACGCTGGCCGAAGCGGCGGGTGTAAGTTTGTCAACCGTAGTGGATTTCGAACGGGAAAGAAGGGCCGTAGCAACGCCATCTGTCTCCGCGATCCGCGCCGCCCTTGAGGCCGCTGGAGTGGAGTTCATTCCTGAGAACGGCGGCGGCGCAGGTGTGCGGTTGAGGAAGTAAGGATGAAAGACAGTGAAAAAGAGCAAATAAAGATTCGGGCTGCATACCTGAATGGTTTGGCACTGATCTTCTTTGGAATTGGTGGGTTCGGTCCTGCGTTTGCGGCTTTCAATACCTATGAATGGCCGAAAATGGTTATGGGATTAGTCTGGTTCTGGGCGGGCGGGATGTCGAGTTGGGAACTGCATAGATGCGCTCAGAGATATCTTGCGAAGCTCGACGCTGAAGCCGATCCACAACGAAACTGATCCGTCCAAAACTGGACGGATCTTTACCGTCGCGCCATCCACTCGGACCGCAACACCGGTCGCGCCGGGACCTTGGCCGGCTCGGCCTGCGCCAGTTCGGCGCGCCGCACCTCGGGCACGATGTTGACCAGGCTGCGCACTGCCACCGCGTAAACCGTGCAATCCAGCGCCTCGGCCCGCCGACCGGGGATGCGGATGAACTGGCGTGATGGCTGGCCGCGCACATAGCGCACCTGGGCCCGCTCGCTGGTCGCCTGCTCATACCAGACCGCCGGTAGGCTGGCCGAGAACCGGGCCGAGGACGGGCGCGGGAAGCGGGCGAAGATCTGTTGCTTCACCGTGTCCACGCCGACGATCCAGAGCCGGGCACCGGTCTTGGTCTTTGATCCGGCCCGCTCGATCACCGGCCGGGCGAAGCCGGGTGCGCCCTTGATGGCGACGATCTTGCGCCGGGTGCGGGCGCGGCAGAAATCCGTGACCCGGTTCATCGACGTGCCGTCGCCCGCGTCGATGGCGGTGGCGTCGATGGCGATCCTGCCGCCAAGCTCATGCGGGAAGCGTTCCGCAAGCATCGTGTCCAGCTCGGCCCATGTCTCGGCTGCGTCCCATGCGCCCCAGATCACCCGATGGCCGAGGATCAGCATGCAGCCGCTTTCCGTCCAGCCGATATAGGTCAGCTCTAAGCGGTCGTGTTGCACGTCGCAGCCCACCGTCAGCGCCAGCACCTCGGCCGGCACCAGGTCGAGGCTGAACGGCTCGGCGCGGGCCTGCATACCGGTTTCGTCCAGTTCCTCGCCGTCGTTGCGCCAGCCCTGGCCGAGGATGGTGTTGACGAAGGTCTGCAAGGTGGTCGGATCGTCCTTGGCGGCAAGGAACTCGGTCGCCAGCTTTGACCAGGCAGCGTTGGCATGCAGCGAGACCAGGGCATTGAGCCGGAAACCGGCATGGCCCTGCACCTCGGGGCGCAGCGCCCGCCAGCGGCCGTCCGCCACCATGGCGGGCTTGTGGCGCTCCTCGATCTCCTCGGCGCAATGCGGGCAGCGCCAGCGGGCGGTTTCCGGCGCGCCCTCGTCCCAGGTGATTGCGTCCCAGGTGATTTCCGCGAACGTGCCGCAGGCCGGGCATGGCACCTCGAAGATGCGCTGATCGGACTGCGCATAGGCGCGCAGAACGTGGCTGGTATCCTCGTGAACCGGGGTGCTGCCCAGCACGATCTTGCGATCCGGAAAGGACAGGGTGCGGCGCTCGGCCAGCACGATGGGCGAGCCTTCCGCCGTGGCCTCCATGCCGTCCGCCTCATCGATGAACAGCAGGCGGACGTTGTGCCGGCGCAGGTTGCGCGGGGCCTTGGCGGCCACCACCTTGAGCGAACCGCCGGGGAAGCGGCGCGACAGCAGCGTGTTGCGGCCCGATTCGTCGCGCTCGTCCGACAACACGGCCGCGACGGCGGGCGAGGCCGAGAAGATCGGTTCCACGTCCGAAACCATGTAATCCCGGCAGTCGGCCTCGGCCGGCAACAGGCAGAGAATCGGCGCGGGGTCGTTTGCCACGAAGCTGGCGACGGCCGAGGTCAAGAGCGTGGTGAAGCCGACGCGCACCGGCTTGACCAGCGTCACCCGCTCGATGAACGGATCCCCGATGGCATCGGCAATCTCGCGCTGGAACGGCCAGAGCCGCACCTGGCCCGGCTGGGCGCTGACGCCCTCGGGCAGATGCACCTCGCGCTCGATCCATTCCGACAGCCGCAGCCGGGGCGGCGGTAGCAGGGCGCGCAGGGCCTCGGCCCGGATGGTTTCAATCGTCGCCATGGGCCAGCCCTTCCAGCGTGTTTCGGATTTCCCGGTCGATCAGCGCCACGTCCGAGGCGGACAGGTGCGGCAAAGAGGCCCGCAGCCGCGATGGGACGGCCAGCAGGCGGGCACGAAGACCCCTCAGGGTATCCGACCACCCGCGAAGCACATCGGCCGCCAGAACAAGCTCTCCGCGCGCCACGGCGTTGCGGCGGGCGGCTTCGTCGGCTTTCTCGCGCGCCAGGCGGGCGCGGGCGGCAGTCAGCCCCTCGGCCTCGCCCTCGCTGCCCCAGCGCGCCGCCATGCCACGAAGATGGCCGGTATAGGCCCGGACGGTCGCGCCCATGTCGTAGCTGTCATGGGTCAGGTGAACCGCGATGCCGCGTTTCTTCAGATCGGTCAGCGCAGCGGGGGAAATGTCCAGCAACTCGCAAAGGTCCGCCCCGCCGATGCGGGTCACCTTCCTGCCGTTCAATTGCAGTTCTTCCGTGACCTTCACGATTTTAACCCTTTGATTTTATTTCTTCACAGCCTGATATGTCGGGGCGCGAATGACCCCCACCCGGCCCCCTGCCGGAAGGACCCCCGAGGGGATCAGGCCCGACCTGCCGGGACGGCATGGGCGAGAGAACAGGCGCGCAGCGACGGCTTGTCGCGGATGCAGCTGGCGATGTGGGTCAGGTGCGCGGCGGTGAAAGGCCCGCCCAGATGCGCCGCCATCATCGCCGTGACTTGAGCCATAGCGCCCGCCAGCAGCAGGTCTGTCGGGGTGCCGGTCGCATCCTGGATGGCGATCAGCGCATCGCGGACAATCTCGGCCGCTTCATCGGCAATGTCCTGGCGTGTCGGTTCGGTCATGATGTTTCCTTTCGGTGAAGTGTGAAGATCAGCGAAGACGGCGGGCCAGCCCGCGCATCTCCCCAGCAATGTCGCTGCGCTCGACGAAGAACTGTTCCGGGTCACGGCGCGAGACCGTCAGACGAAGCACCCGAGACGCCAGCGCCTCGATCTGGGCGGAGACCGGCATAGGCGTGTGCCGCTCGCCCGAGGGCGGCACGCTATATTCCCTTCCTTTAGGAAGGGAGGGGGTTTGCGCAGCCGAGATCGCGGGGGTTTGTGCGGGGTTTGTGCGGGGAGATCGCGGGGGTTTACACAGCCGATTTTTGGAGATCGCGGGGAGATCGCGGGGGTTTGCGCACATCATTCCACCTCCTGAATGATGGTCGTTTTCCGGCGATGACGGTCAACTTCTGCATCGCGGATCGCGCCCTGTGAGAAGAGGCATTCCATGGCGTCGGCGAAGGCATTCTTGGTGATGCCCTCGGCCTCTGGATGCGCGGCAAAGATGGTCGGGGCGTAATAGCGCCCGGCGCGGCTGTTCACGTCGCGGCCCTGTTCAGTGAACAGCCGCAGCAGCTCCATGAACTTGCGCATGGCCTTGCTGCGCCGCGCCATGCAGTCCAGCCCGGTTTCCGGCTCGTCCGCCACGAAGACGCCATTGCGCCACGTCAGGGCGATTTCCGCACCCGTGGGACCGTAGTTCGCCTTCATGGTGCGCAGCACCCGCGCACCGGGGTTCGGTTCGTCGTCGCCCTGCAAGATGCGTTCCAGATAGAGCCGCGACCGCACCGAATTGTGCCAGCCCGTGCTGCCCGACATGCCCGTGCCGTTCTGGATGCCCGACAGGGACGGATGCGCCAGCAGCACCACGGCGCAATCGTGCCGGATCGCAAGTCCGCGCAGCATGCCGATGAACTGCCGCGCCTGCGCCCGGTCGTTCTCGTTGCCGGGGAATAGGTCCGCCAGCGTATCCAGCACCACCAGCGCGGGCGCCAGATCGGTCAGGAAGGCGTCAAGCTCGCGGAACAGGTCTGTGGCCTTCTGTTTCCCGGTGCGGGTGTCCAGTTCCGTCAGCAGCGCGTCCTCGCCTGCCAGGCTGCGCAGGGCAAGCTGGTCGAGGTCGGCGAAGCTCGCCTCCTCGGCATTCAACACATCGGCCAGGCGGCGGTGCAGCTCGTCCTCATCATCCTCGGCCGAGACGAACAGGGCACGGCCCCCGGCCACAGTCTTGCCGAGCCAGGGCTTGCCGAGGGCGCAGGCGGTGGCGAGTTGCAGGGCCAGCAGCGATTTTCCCGTGCCGCCATCGCCGGTCAGCAGCGTGACCGTGCCCGAGGGGATCAGGCGAGGCACCAGCCAGTTGCGGGCCGGCACCTCCTTGCCGTCCAGCATGGTCGCGGTGAAGAACTGGCTCTTGCGGGCTTTCGGATCGGCGCGCTTGGCCTTCTCGGCCGCGAAGTTCACTACGGTCGGACCTTCCTTCGGGGGTCCGCCCGGTGCGTTCGCCATTTCGTCCCAGGGGGTGTTGTCGTCAGCCATGGCGCGCGCCCGTGATGTATGCCACGAAGGATCGCTTGTCGTCCTCGGGCATGCCCTCATAGCAGGCGAGGCAATATGCCTTGCGCTCGGCCCGGCTGGCATTCGTCACCCACCAGCGCGCCTCTCGCATGAGGTCGATCAACAAGGACTGCGGCCAGCCGGGGCGCAGCTGGTCCAGCAGGATTTCGAGAAACGGAACGCGATCCTCCGGCGCGCAATTCAGCAGCGCCGACACAAGTTCGCTTGCCATGATCTGCCGTTTCAGGTTACGGTCAAACCAGCTCCAAAAGCTTTCAATATCCGTCCCGGTCGCGCCCGCCAGCGCGCCGGGATTTTCTTTTGCAGCGCCGAAAATGCTATTGGAACCCGCGCCTGTAAGCTCTTGATCTTCAATAGCGGGGCGGTTTGGATCATTCTGGCTTAGTGGATTGATATTAATGGCTTCCCGGCGTCCTGCCGGGGTCACCATGGTTCTTCCCTTCAAGTGAGTTGGGCACTGGCATGTCACCCGAGCCCCCAGCAAGTCTGGAGGCGCGAGAGGCTATTCACCCGGCACTATGGTTCGTATCATTGATCCGATCGGCTTCGGATGTAGCGTGACGCTAATTTTTGCAGGGCGTGACAGGAATATTTGCAGCACACAAAACTGGATCGAACTGAGTTTACAGCAGTCGCTCAATGCGTGATGCGCCTACCATCAAGAAGTTCAGCCGTTGGAATCGACCGCACTGAATGCGCTACCTGATACAAACTCGCCTTCGACAGATGTCGCGAGATAGCGAGGCCCCCAGTTAAGCTCTGCGTAGAACCGGCCCTCTGAACCGCGCCGGGTTTGCAGGTCCGCCAGGGGGCGCTTGACCACCTTGGCGATGTAGCCGTTGATCTCGGCCGTGGCGTCGACCAGCGCCCGCTGGAGGCGCGTATCGGACGGCTCGCCGCTGTGCTCGAAATCCGTCAGGAGTTCGAGGCCGCGAGCCGGGATCACCTCCTTCAGCTGGTCGACGGACGCATAGGGCATCGGTCAGTCCTGGCCGGCCTTGCGGACGGTGAACTGCGGATCGCCCTGAAGCAGAGCGAGATCGTGAGCCGTGAGTTCACCGCCTCGAACCGGGGTTTCGCCCCTGGGCCAGCGCCGGCCTGCACGACGACGCCCGTCTTCGCGGTGACAGGTGACGATCCAGCCGACCTCCGACGCGGCGAGGTCCAGGCCGACAAAAACGACGTCGGTGCCTTTCGAGATGATCGGCGCCGTTGACCCTGCCGCCTCGGCGATCATCCCCGCGAGCGAGGTGGCGCCGCCGCTGGCCAGCAGTTCGGCCATGGAGCGCGACGCTTCGCCCTGGTGAGCAGCGGCCGGATCATCCAGCTGCTGGAGGTTGTTGGTGGCGGGGAGGTCCGACCCATCCTCCCCGCCGGTTTGCCCCTGCACATCATCTGCAGGGGCCTGGCTCGGGGCATCGGCAGCTTGCTGCGCTGTTTCAGCCCCCTCGGTATTCTCGGATGCCGTGGCGGCATCGGGCTTTCCAGCCTCCTTTTCGGGCACAGCCTCTTCGACCGGAGCCTTGATGATATCGGCCTCGGGTTTCACGGCGACCTTCTCCTCGGCAGCCGGTTTCGTGGTGGTCCGTGCGGGTTTCCGCGCCATGATGGCCTCCTGTCAGCTTATCGATGAGGGCGCGCGAAACGCCCCCACGGGAAGATGACCGCCGTCAGATCAGGGTGAGCCGGTTCTCGACATGAAGGGTCGCCATGCCCTTCCACACGTTGGTCGCACCGGCGGCGTTGCGTTCGGCGTTCAGCAGTTCCAGGCCAGTCTCTTCGAGCGTGCCCGGCACGATCAGCAGCTTCGGCTTCAGGTTCAGCTTGCGCCCCCGGTGGCCGCGCATCGTGGTCATCGCCGCCCTGGCGGCGGCGTAGTTCTGCGCGGTCAGGGGTTGGCGTGAGGCGTAGATAAGCTGTCAGGCCCCGAACCCGGCCGCGCAACGGCGCTTGGCGCCCCAGACAAATTCGTCCTGGAAGAAGACGTTGTCGTCGTTCAGGTTGGTTTTCGGCGCGATCTTCGGCTTTTCGCGATCCTGGAAGATCATCGGCTTGATCGAGCGGGTACCGGATGGCCCGGGCAGGGACCCCTTCAT